GCCATTTACATCAAAAACTAATCGTTCAGATTTTCTGGGACTAATTACAACTGTTTTGCCCTGCTCCATAATAAAAGCTTTTTTAACAAATACATGTTTATGATTTGAATTTTCTGAAGGCACAAAAGATTTTGAATCTAACAACTCGTAATTTAATTTAAATGATAATCCATCTTGAACCAACTTATTTAACTTAAACAGTCTTGCTTCTTTTGTTCCAGCCTGATCCCACTCATAAACATGGTGAAAAGATTTTGGATTAGTTCTAGCTTTTGCATCTATGTATTCTCCAAAGTCTTTGTCTATCTGTCTAAATAATGTTTTACTGAATGAATTTTGAAATGCTAAATTGGAAGAAAGTTTAGCCAGCACATTTGTTTTATAGAATATGGCAGCAGATATCTGAGCCACAGTGCTATCTTTTATTGCACCGCTAATTGGCTGTCCAGCCATTAGATTAACTAATCCGCTAGCAGCCTGAAGGGCCATTGCTTCAGAAGCCAATTTGCTGATTCTCCGATCTTTTTACTGATGAATTATATCCAATAACTTTTCCGAACGGATCTGTTATAGGAGTGGTCCCCATTATTTCAAATACTGTTGGCGTATCATTTGGTGAATTTATTTCTGTCCATATATAGTTATTATTAGCATCCCTAATGTTTGTTATTTTTTCTCTTAAGGTTAGTCTTTGTGCAGTTCTAATTTGTAAAACTTGATCATTAAAATACTTGTTTCCCATAACTTGCTTGTCACTTGTTCTTGTAGACGATGAATTGCTTATTATTCCTTTAGCATGACATGACAGGGTTTTATAAAATATCCATTGCTTTTTAATTGCGCCAGTATCTGGATCCTGTTCATCTGTTTGTCTATAGACATCTAACTTCATAGACAAAACTGCATCTACGATTGTGTTCATTAGATTATTGCCGCACCAGACAATACATAATCTGCCAACAATTTATCGGCATAAGCATTTCCAGTTCCTCTAAAGACATCTACATTGTATTCAAAATCCCAATCGAAAGTAGACATGTTCTTTATATAGCTATTCTTCCAGTTGATATCGTTCGAGAAATAGTCTTTCATAAGTTCTATTCCAGCAAGCTCTACGCTGTCTGGAACTTTTTCCCAACCAAATCTGCCGTTAACTTCATATGTTGTATCTGATCTAAAAATACCGCTAGAATCATGAATGCTAGGTGGCACCATTCCGTTTGAAACATAAACAGTATTGTCTAGCATAGCAGCACGATTTATTCTTAAACCATATCCTGTTGTAACAACTTCTACATTGTAATTCCAATTGTTAATTCCTTGAATGTTATTTACTAGTAATATATCATTTGCATATAGCTCATGAAGGTCATATATTTTTGCTGGCAAAGGTAGTATGTCTGAGTTGTATCCAGTTATTGAGTAAGATTCATCATACAAATAAAACTTTTGATGAGTGTATTCTTCTATGCGCTTTCTAGCATATTTTTCTGCACGACATAATTCTTTATATGACTTATAGTTTGGATCAGAAGGGTCTATGCTTATTCCTAAGTCCTCGATATGATTAAAATCCACATATGGAGTTACTACAAACACCTCGTCTTCTTTATATACAAATTTCTCTCCAATGTAATATTCCCATTTTAGCCTTAGTGTTTTATTTCTATTGGTATGGTTTAATGGTATATAAACAGTATAAGATCCAGGATTAGTTTCATCCGCCACCGCCGTTAATGTTTCTAAAAGTGTTGTTGGTGAAATAGGAGGAATTATTGCTGGATCATTTGTAACATCGTAAACCTTTACGATAGGATCATTTTCTGGAACTGCTATATCGCCATTCCAGAATATTTGATGCGTTACTGGAGATTGTGAATGTAATAATATCTCTGCCATTTAGCAGGTTTAGTTATAGTACTCCTGTACCTCTCTTGGCGTAGCCAACCTAAACCCTTCCTCCTTGTCAAAAATTTGCTGTGCTTTTTCAGGCTTCATAGCAACAAAAGGATGTTCTTTTGTAAACGTATGTCCTGCAATGTCATATCTGTAATTTGCACGTGTCATTCTGACCAAAACCATATCATCTTCTAACTCTTGGTTAGGATCAAACTTTGGCAAAACTTCTGGTGCCTCTTCTTTTGAGTCTTCTATGTTCTTTAGTGTGCTTTGATAGACTGACCAAGTTACGCCTTCTTCTGCCAATGCGGCAATAATATCTGCTTTATTTTTTAGTCCATCTGTTTCTACGGCAAAATCGCCAGCAATTTGCTTTAGCTCTTTTACCTTCAGTGTGTCAAATGACATATTTACTCCTTTGGTATGTAAATAAATTATAGCATTAGTAGGTTAAAAGGAAAAGCCCCCAAAATTAATTTGGGAGCTTTTCAGCAGTTTTAATTCCTATTTATTAATTAGGAAGCAACTTTAACGTTCTTAACAACAACCCACGCATCTGCCTGCTCGATTTGGCATCCAACACGAGTATACATTGTATATTCGATGGAGTCCTTCTTCGGCCAGAAGAAGCGATAAACTGTCACGTCACGCTTGATACCGATAACTACGTTATTTGGGAATGTCAAGTGGATATCACCACGGAGTTCGCCTGGGGCGCCCCCTGCTTGATCTTCCTTCAATAATGGTACTTCAACAATTGGAATACCAAATGCAAATGGCGCTGTGAATCCAGCTGGACCACCAAGACCTGCGGTCTCGCCACGGATAATGCTTGCAGCAATATCTTGTGGGTTGACGTTAGAAATATTCTGTGATGTAGAATATAGATAATCTTGGATCAAGTTAGATCCTGACAAGAAGCGAAGATCTGGTCTGCGCTGCTTGTACTTACGAGGCAAAGCCTTAAGTGCGTTATTAAATACGTTACGTGAGATTTCATCTCCGTCTGCATCAACAACGTGGCCGTTAGCCTTAGCAATCTTTACAATACCATCGAAGGCCTTGTATAGGTTGTCTGAGCTAAGAGAGGTATCTCCGTTAAGGACTACGTCCTCAAGGTCGTTACCTGCCTGTGTTGCCATAAGTCTTGCAATATGGTCTTCGAGATCGGCACCTTCAATATTGTCTTCTAGAGACTCTGTCGAAAGCTCCCAATCTAAACGAAGCTTCTTTGTTGTGAGAGAGATCTTTGAGAATTGTACTGCAGCATTGCTACCAGTATTCTCAGCTTCAGCGGCAAGCTTCATAAGCTTCTCGCCAACGCCAATACGATCTATCTCTGTAGTATCAGCTCGCATGCGAACTGTACGTGCTAATTTTCCGACTACTGTTGCGTCGAACATGTAATCAAGGAATCTTGCGGACTGCTCAGGATTGAGCAAGCCACCCTTACCCTCGGAACCGACATGGATTCCATCGGTGGGGTTAGCTGCTCCAACCATGCTACCTGTAAGGGTAGTATTATCTGCTGCTTTAGCTAATAGTTCATTACTCATTAGTTTATTTTCACCTACCTTAATTTATCAATTCACTAACGGAACCGAGGAAAGTGCCGTTCCATTTTGATTTTTTTATTGTTACTTCCTGAGACCCGCCAAGGTCTGAGGACTTCTTAATTGCAGTCTCTGATTCGACTGCGTCTACTCTCTTCTCAACACCATCAATGGTGTTCTTGATTGCATTTACTGCATCTGAGAGTGCTGTGTGCTTTTCTGCTAATTCTGAAATTCGAGCATCTACGCCCTTGCTGAAAGTTTCAACTGTTTCTTTAATAGCTGAGACCTGAGCTGCGTTTGCCTCAGAGGCTTTTTCCAAAGTCTCCGAGAAGAAACCCTTAAGGTCGCCTAGCATCTTTGCAAAATCAGGTTCACTAACTTCAGCTTCTGATACGTCGGCTGCTTTTTCCAGAACTTCGGCAGAAGTGTTTTCGTCTGTAGTATTTTCTACCTCTTCAGACTTATTAAGATCTGAAGCTGGAGCTGCTGGTGTAGCTGGTGCTGCTGGAGCTTGTGCAGCTGGTGCTGCTGGAGCTTGTGCAGCTGGTGCTGCTGGAGCTTCCTTCTTTGGCTCTGGTGCACGTAGCTTTTCAACTGTCTCTTCGGTAGTTGTTGTGGTATCTACGTTATTTTCCACTTCATTACCTCCTTCTGCGTTTGCCTGTTTTGCAACTGTTTGTGTATCAGGCAACGTTTTCAATCTTGATTTGTATGAATCAAGAATTTTATCTATTTCTTTTGACTTATTAACGTCATTAGATTCCACCCATCCGATAAGTTCTGTTTTCTTACCTGTAACTGGTGAAATATACTCAGACTCTGTTGACATAAATACAGAATCACTTTCTGCACAATAAAAAATGTTCTCCATTTTTACATCTGCAGCTCTGCCCATGAAAATCATTTGACCATTGACTTTTTCAATGGACAATATGTTGCAGAGTTCATTTGCTGGAGAATCAACTATTGATAATTCAACAAGTGAGTAATCTTTAATAAATCGGACACTTTGTCCTGTAGACTTATTTACTTCTGTATCTGAGTCTATAATCTTTCCGCCAATTGAAAATCCTGCTAGTGTGCCATCAAGAACTTTTTCCCAAGTGTCTTGTGCGCCTTTTGAAATATATGCATCAACATATACTCCGTTATAAAATTCTTTTGTTTTTGGATCATAGTATGTTTCTGGTCTAAATGAAACAACTTTGCCTACCGCCGTTGGCTGGTGCATTTCTCTAAGATTTCCACGGAAGCTTTCAAATGCTTTCATGCTTGCTTCTTGCGTGACCACATCGCCAGTCTGATCTAGGTTATCAAGTGTTGCGAAACCTGAGACTGTTCTTTTTTCTCGGTTGACCTTCGTAAACGGAACTGATAAATTAATAACATTTCCGTTAGAAGACCAATGTGATTTTTCAATGGTCATATGTGTATATTATAGGCTTTTATATATCTAAAGGCAAATAACTAGTTGAGTAGGACTACTCGACTTGTCTGCCGTCGCCCTTTGCGTTTCTGCCCTCCCCCGAATTATCTGGGGAATTTGCGGCACGTTCTCCATCCCTAGTTCTGCTTTGCATAGCCTGAGCTTTAATTTCAGCAGCTTTAGCAGCTAAATCAACTACTTCGTCTCCGCCTTCTCTTGGGACCATACCCTTTCTAATTCTAATTTCATTAGGGGTAATTACCTGTAATCTCAAATATCTTTCATCAATCTTAGACTGAGTATCTTCATCAGTCAAACTTAATTCATTGAATTTAAGAACTAGAGCATCTGTCATTTCCTGAATAATTTTATTTAATTTCTTTTCAAGAATATCCTGTGCTGGTGCACACACCTGCTCTTTAAATGTTTTATCTGCATCTCTAGCATTTGCCAAAGATATACCTGTAGCGGTTCCAACCTTATTAATTGGAACTCTATGGGCCATTAATATTTCGTCTCTATTTGCCTGACGATAAACATTAAATGATGATTCTTGGGCTCCCGCCTCAATTGGCTCCATTTTAAATTCAGTTTTAGAATCTGGAGAGTCTGGTGGTAGCGGAATATATAATGATCTATGGTTTTTACCACGAAGACCAACCTGGAAAAATTCTAATAACTTACGCTCAGACTCAGGAGATAGTTTAGCTCCCTTTACTGTAATAATATATCTTGGAACCGCCTTATTCTCAAAATAATCTAAGTTATATTTTCCAGCAAATTCATTTCCAGCCATAGCATTTTGTGCTGCAATAATATCTGGAATTCCATAATAATTATTCTTTGGAGTATATTTCTTTAAATGAATAATTTCATTAGGACGATCTGTTGCTCCAGCAATTGGATTGGGAGTTTCTGTGTCTCCAAAATTACGGAAGAATACTGCCTTGCCGTACAACAATTGCACAAAACCGTCTCTAAGGCGTCTTACACGCATTGTCTTTGACGGGATGTGTCCGATGTACCCAATCTTTCCAGCAGTCGTTCTACCGACCTCTAGATAGCCATTACCAGTGGCCTCTACGTCAGTGTAGAACTTAATAAGAGTTTCTTTAAATGTTTCTTCCTCATTACAGTCTTCAAGCCACTGATGCAAATCTTGTTTAATTCTATTTAATTTTCTACGAGCTCTTTCTAGTTGCTTTTCATCATCAATTGAATCTAATAAATCTGTAGTCTTTCTACTTTCAATAAAATCAAATCCTAGTCCTACAATATTAGAAACCTTAGCATTAATTGCTGCGTAATTGTATGGAGAAATTTCATATATTGTAGATAAATAATCTAAATTATATTCAGGCATAACCAAATCGAATAACGCATATCCGCTTACTGCCTGCTGTATTAATAATTGTTGTGTTGCCGTTCCATCTGTACCAACAAATCTTTTTTGAATGTCTCTGCTTGCTTTTCTTCTTAACGCTGGGCTAAGTCCAGAAAGCTTTAATATCTCTTCACCCTCTATGGAAAATGGGTCATCATTCTTTTGAGTTATAGTAGAATTAAATCTAACCCAGTCTGCAGCATTAGATATTTCTACATCATTAGAAGTTGTGTCTTCTTCGTACTCAATCATTTTGTGCCCTTCCTCAATTTAGCCATTTCGTCTTTGTGAACACCTATATCCAGAGGATCTGGAGTAAGTCCCCATCTTAATCTTTGTTTTTGATATTCAAATTCTTCATCATCAATTTGTCTACTTCCTTCAAGGAACTTCGGGTTTCCCTCGGAAATTCCATATCCTCTTACTGCCTTGGCTAATAAATTTATTCTATCTCTGTTATCTTTCATGGAGGCTATCGAAAGAAAGTTGCCTTCATCGTCACCGATCCATCGACCATCAGGCATTTCCCAGACGTATACTCCAAGTCTGGTTTCATTTTCTTTAAATTTAGCGTTTGTCTTTTTGATATCCATAGGTAATTATTTTACCACTTTCAATGCCTCAAGTCCAGCTTTTTGTCAACTTAAATGACAAAACTATGCGTTATCTAAAATCACCCAGTCAAAATCATAGGTTTTTGGTCCAAGATCTGTCAGAGTAAAGGCAGAATCATCTGCTACCAGAACCTCGTCCCCTACATAAAAACTGTAATTAGTTAAGTGGTCAACATCTGGGTCTTCATAAATTGCTATTATGTTATACAGATTATTTGGCAGGGATCCAGACCTAACACCATTGACTGACTTTGTATTAAACCAAATTTGCCCAGTTATGGCTGAGGGTGTTTTTATCATAATATAATTTGGCTCTCCCATATTTATATACTGCGATATATTTGTAGCAAAGGATACATCTTGTCCATTTATATATAGCCCTGATATGTTTGATTTAGATAATACTCCTCCTGCCGCCCAGGATAGGCTATATTCTTGTCCGCCAGTTTCATTATAAAATAGATATCCAGACGATAAAGATTCTGGAACAACAAATAGCTCTAAGGACCTTATGTCGTCTACAGTCTCCAAGTAGAAGCCAGCGCCTAAAGGCCTTATACCATTGTCATAGTTTCTAGATATTATTTGATATTCTCTATTTGAAAAATCTACATCCCAATTTGATCCAGAAGATGGTTGAGATACTGAAATAAATGATCTTCCGCTGTGAGAAAATAATTTTTTGTCTTCATAAAGATATGCGCCCATATAGTATATTTCTGGAACATGTGTAGTTATATCATCTGTGCTAAAAACTACTTTAAAGTATATTTGTTTTTCATTTAAAAATGTTTCACCTAATTCTATACCTGGTATTACGGAGCCATTACTGCATTCCTCCCATATAGTATTTTCTCCATCATAGTCTAGTGAAGAATATACAGAAATCCCCTCTGTGCCAAACCATTCTATTTTTGAAGAAACGTAGTCTTTGTATGGGATTGGAGCAATTGACGTTGTAAAGTATGAACCTGAATTTGCTTTTAGGTACAGGCTATTTTTTTCTCTTCTGAATCCAATGTTATCATTTTCAAAAAGAGTGAAAGGAATATATGCTGGCCACGAAAATTGATCTGGTTGATCTTGATGCTGAAGAGTGGATTTAAACAATTGTCCAAAATTACTTTTAACTATTTGAACATTTGTGTTTGTTGGAATATGTTGATAGTGAGATTGTATGCTATTAATATTAAGAGCATATCGGTATATTGCTGGAGCGTCTATCAAAAAATACTCTGCCGCATTTGCTGGACCACTCTCTATTACAAGTGATGGATTTGTAAACGCTACCTCTCCTATATACTTAGAGGCAACCAATTCTGAATCAACATACATTTTAAGAGAATTTATTTCGTATACCGCAACAACATGAAATGCCTTATTTTTATATGGAACCCCATAGTCTAGTCTTTCATTTTCTAGCTTGAATACAATATTACCTTTATCCCAATATATTCCTATTCCATTTTGATCCGCAAATATTGGAGTTAATGTTGTGATGTTTTTAGGATGAAACCAAACCTCTAATGAGAAATCATTATCTTCTGTCTTTTCAATTCCGAATCCGCCAGTTCCAGTTTGACCAGAAAAATCTTTTGTTATTGGAAAGGATACCGTACTTGTACTTGTTATCTTATTTGAATGAGCACCATTAGGCACCAATGGAATATCGACAAGATTAATTACTCCAGAATAAGTTCCGCTATTACCGCATCCAGAAGAATCATAAGCGGTAGTACCAGATAGCTCATCTAGCTTCCAGAACCCTACTGGAGAATCTTTTAATACCGCACTATAGTATGACATGATTTTATTATATCAGGCAAATAGTTCTGGGTTTAGTTTGGTAGGAAGCTCTGTTGTGCCCCTTACGAATACAGTGGTGAAATACCTTATATCGTCACTGAGAACGGGAAGTGAACCATGAACTATATGTCCTCCATGTATAAATAACGAATTAGCTTTTGGCTTCATAGTAATTTTTAGGTCAGGGTAATTTAACTCTCCGCCCTCATAGTCATCATTAAAATACAAGCATAATCCATACCCAATGTAGTAATCTATATCGGTTCTCCATTGGTCAGCATGATTCTGTATAAAGTCTCCCTTTTTATACCTTTGCAAAATCATGCCAGTAGGGTAATATGAGTAAGAAGAAAACAAAGATTCCATTTTTTTATTTACTTTTGAGAATATATTTTCTTCTGTAAAAACTATCTGTTTCCCAAACCAGAAATCTGGAATCTGATTTTTAATTTTCATCTCTTCGCTATTCCAGTCTTCTTCAGAAAAACTGTCTATTACTTTTTTAACTTCTTCAAATTCTGAGTCTGTTAAAAAATTTTCTATTTCATAAACATCGTCGTATATTTTGTTTATCTTCATAGATTCCTAATTATACTTATTATTATTTATATGACTTATTTCTATATGGTTTATATTTACATGTTTAGGTAAAGATCCTACCCACCTAATTGTTTCAGCCATGTCTGCAGCAGTTAAAGCATTATCCTTTTTTTCTAACTGAGTATCTATTGTTCCTGGACAAACCTCTGTAACCTTAATTCCATATGCTGGGAATTCCATTCTCATAGTGTCTATCAATCCCATCTCTCCACGTTTAGCATTTGAATAATTTCCGCTTCCACGATATGGGACCTTTCCACACAAAGAAGTTACGAAAATAATAGTAGGAGATTCAGAATTTTTCATTGACGGCACAAATAACTGTGACAAATACATAGGTCCAGAAACATTAATGTCGTACGCTCTTCTAAAGTTTTCCATAGTTTCATTTATCAAATATGTTGGTCCCGCTCCACCGCCAGCATTATTTACTAATAAATCTAAGGTTATGTCTTTATACTTTTCGTAGAATGCTTTAATGGCTTTCTCATCAGTAATGTCTAAGCTATATGTTTCTATATTATCAGAGGCAATCTCTGACAGATTAGACAAGTTACGGGATACGGCAATAACCTTATAACCATTTTGTGATAAGACTTTTACCGTTTCGTAACCAACGCCTTTGCTAGCTCCTGTAACTATGGCTGTTTTCATGCTTACATGGTTGGATTATTTACTGGCTCCATGGTTCTATACCAATGAAGTGGTACCATATACTTAAATCCGCTTTTAACTAAATGTGCGGTGTGATGATATGGTGGAGATGATGGGAATATAATAACGCTTCCAGCTTCTGGCTTGATAGCGATAGTAACTCTATCTCCATCTTTTGCTACAGCAAAATCTTCTTCTGGTTTACCTTGTATAATTGGTGCATCTGGAGACTCAATGGTGAAAGAAAGTTCTCCACCTTCGTAGTCATCATTTAAATAAAATACGAGGGAATACTTTAATCTAGTATCTCCTTCTTGCTGATCAAAATGTGCTCCCATGTAAGTTCCTGGGCTATACTTTTTAATATCAAATAATGGGAAGTTTATAGGAGTTTCATTATCTCCATGAGCTTCTGCGTAATCTTTACAAACTGCGTAAAAAGCATCCATTACCGTATTGTAAATGTATCCAGCTTTATTGTCTGTTGTCTTAACCAATCTTTCTTGATCAGATGGATTTACAGTTTTTTGAGCACCATAAAGGTACATTTCTCCGCTGCATGCTGTCCACTCGTTCCACTTGGTAATTGAATTACCCCATTCCTCATTCTCTGTGGAGTCAATCATTTCCACAAACTTTTTTGGGTCTGGTATTACATTCTTATAATAGTAAACATTTTCTTCTAATATCTCTTTTTCCATATTAATCTCCTATTTTATATTTATTACCATTTGGATCAATTTTATAACCTTCTTTAAGAAGATCTTGCCATTCCGCCTTTTCTATAGCTTGCTGGTCTCTTATCTTCTGCATTTCTTCTGCCCAAGCATCTCTGACTTCTTGTGGGTAGTCTGATTCTTCTCTATCATCCCAGAAAGAACCAAGGGTGTATCTTACTCCAGAGGTTATCATAGTTACCTCATGCATATTATTAAATCCACCATCGAATGCGGCTAGCAAACCAGTCTTGGGCTGTATGCTAATTTCTTGTGATGGAAACTTAAGCATACCACCCTCAAAATTATCATTCAAATATAAGAAGGCCGCATATCTACTTCTTGCAAATGGGCCAGTGTTTCCTTTCTCATCTGTATTGTCTGAATGTATTCTGGCATACGCTCCAGGTTCCCACTTTTGAGTATGGTATCCAATCTGAACTACTTTCTTAGGATCTAATCCATGAACTGAAGCAACAGCTTCTATAATCCCAGATCTAATTTGAGAAAATATGTCTGACTCTAATCCAAACTCTTCAATCTCAGGGTCCCCATCTTGAGGCAAAACTGATGAGTAAGATTCATAGAAAGATATTGGAGTCCATGACAACTTTTCTGTATCAGCCTGTTTATCT